CATAAAATCTAAGGCAAACGTAGAGATCTACATGGGAGAGAAGAAGATTACTTCATTAATATTAGACTAATGAAGAAAGCCAATAAAAAAAGAAATCCAGTGGCAAAGCAACTTAGACATTTAAAACAAAAAGTGATAAAGAATAAAAGAATATATGACAGGAAAAAATTTCAAAATACAAGCAGAAATAGTTAATGGTGTGTGCCCTACTTGTGAAGAGTACACAATGTTAGTTGGAATCACAAAACAATTTTTTAGATGTATGACTTGTGGTGCAGATTTAGAACAACATATAAATGGATGTATTAGATACATACCTCACTTACAAAAAACAACACTACAATCTGTAGTTGACGGATACTTTGGCGATGGCAAAGAAAGCTAAAGGTTTATACGCAAAGGTTGCACACGAACCTATATTTCACAAAACGTCGATTGGACGTAATCCTAGTAAAGCAAAAATGAACAAATCCCGCCGGCGTAGTTTTAAAAAATACCGGGGCCAGGGCAAATAATACTTGACATCATCCTAAAAAATCCTACATTGTAGGTATGAAAGAAAGGAAGGATATATGATAAAAGCACTAATAAACGAGTTAAAAAGATATAACGATATAAAAGAGAAAGAATTAGATCTTAAAATGTTAGATCAATTTGACTTTCAAAAAAAATGGAAAGTGTGGCCAAAACAAGAAGTTATGACACCACAGGTGGTGGTTGCACCAACTTATGAACAGGTATCTACATCTAGTTTACATAAACATCCGTGGGTATAATGAAAGAAAAAGTAATAACAATAAAAGTTAATGGCGCATTACAAGGACAATGGTCTAGTCTATTGTTAGAGTTAAACTTAATGAGAAAAGCATGGCAACCTTATGGAGTTCATATGCAAATGAAAGCATCAGGTTTAAAAAATGTTTTGAATTATGGAACAAGAACCAATGACGTTACAACAAAAAATAGACGAAGCGGCAAATAACTGGAACAAAACGATGGACATTATAGTTTTAAACGACGGTCTGTACCAACTACTACCAGTATCAAAACAGATTCTGGATGGAATAGTGTTGACAAGTGAGATTAGCTGTCTTGATCTTTGTGATATACTTAGATTAAAATTATCTGGATATGTAGATACATTAAATTTACATGTTATGAATGATGATAGCGGATATTTTGTTGGTTGTATGTGTAGATGATACACCTACCCTAAAGAGGGAAAAACAAGGGTAGGTAATGGTGAGAAATTAATCTCCCTTTACCACAATCTTGCCATATTGTCAAATCGTCTCTATTGGTGTGCAAGTAAACCTAATATATATTTGGTGTTCATTAACATCGGGTTTACCAATCTCTTTCATTTTTTTTGCAGACTCTTCATAACCAAACATCATGCAGTCGTATGTAGAATTAAATTGTTCTGGCCACTTGTATTCTGGCATACACACTCCTTGTGCATAACTACAAATTATTAAAGTTAATAAAATTTTCATTGACAATCCTATAAAATCACCTATATATGGTTTATTAATATGAAAGGAAACACGCATGACAGACATGAGTAAATACAAAAATGTTTCACTAACAAAAGAAACATATAAGATATTGGAGTCTTTGTCGAAGATATTATTGCCCGATGCAAAGTTATCAATCGCAAAGACAATTGAATCAATAGCAAATGAGAAAGCAAAAAAACTAAATGGCAAAATTAAAAAAAGCTAGAGTTAGAATAATTATTTGTGAGACATGCCACGGTAATGGGTATGTCAGAGTTGCAAAATTAACAGGTAACCCCTCTGTTGACTTTAGAGATAACAGTGAAGTACATCAGTGTTGGGATTGTGACTCAGAAGGAGAATTTTATGAAACGGTTACTGATAATCTTATCGATGACGGTCCTTCTAACAAACTGCACTAAGTTTGATTTTGATGGATTTGATCCAACAACTTCAACGGTAAGATGGATTATAAAACATAATGATTTGAAAAGGACCTCCGTCCATACAAAGCCTAGCGCTAGTCCCTGTACGGCAACCTTAGAAGCGGTAGAGTACCGTGGAGGTGTGGAGCCTTTGCCTTCATGCGAGTACGTGCACGGAAAGCATGGAGGTTAATATGATTACTAACGAAGATATATCATACATCGCAGGACTTTTTGATGGAGAAGGTAGTATTTACTTTGCTAGACGTAAAGAAAAGAAAAAGAAACACAACGGAGAAGGTTATAGATATTCCATGTCACAAAGAATTAGTATGGAAATAACAATGACCGATGAACATGTGATACGTTGGGTCCATGAAGTATTAGGTGTTGGAACTGTTGTACTCAAACCACGTAAAGGACTTAGAAAAGACGGCACTAAATATTTAATGCAATACAAATGGCGTTGTACATTTAGAGATGCATACAAAGTATGTAAGTTAATCTGGCCCTGGTCTAAAACTAAATTACAAAAGGTAGAAAAAATTATAGACCATTATGATCCACATATTTTTGAAGGTAATGTAGTAAGTATAGAACAATACAAGGAGGCAATGAGCTTAGAATGAAAGATAAAAAACCAGAAAAAATACAAGTAACAGTCAACACATATAACTGGGGACCTTGTTTAATTAAATTAAAAATACAAGATGACTTTAGAAAAATATTGTTGGAAGAGGCTATGAAGACTGAGATAGATTTTCAACATAGACTAGCAGGACAGATTGCAAAAGAACGTGGGTATGATGACAAACAACGTGATAAAATTATACCTTATTTATCACCTTATCTTGGTGTGTATGATGAATGTTTTCAACGACATCAAAATAAAAAACATGAACGTAAACCAGAATATGCGTTAACTGCTTTGTGGTGTAACTTTCAACGTCAGTATGAATTTAACCCACCACACGACCATGATGGTAAACTATCGTTTGTAATATATTTATCAATACCTGATAAATTAAAAAAAGAAAACGAAGAGTACACCGGAAAGAGCTCTGGTCCTGGAGGCATACAATTTATGTATGGAGAAGGTATAAGAGATTGTGTAACCTATCAATCATACTTTCCTAAAGACGGAGATATGTTTATCTTTCCTGCGTGGTTAAAACATTGGGTAAGTCCTTTTCAGTCGGATTGTGTGAGAGTATCGGTTAGTGGTAATGTTCACGATTCTGCACCTTTGAACCAAGTTAAACAAGGCATGTTAAAGGGTGAATCTAAAAAGGAAAAAGAAGAAGAGGATTATTTAAAGGAGTTAAAAAATAAACTATGACGGTTGGTTTTGGATTAGGTATGTTTGCTTATAATATGATCTGTTTAATGATAGCTGCATTAATCGCTTATTATATAATAAATAAAATAAAATGATGATGGAAGAAAAAGATTTAGACGAGTACCATAGTATTGGTAAGCCTATCAAGTGGAATAGTAAATACACCTATGTTGACGGTACACGGATCGAGGACCAAGGAACACGGCTCTATGATGTAAATGGTTCTAGACTTCCTAGTGTGACTACGATATTAGGGGCCACCAAAGATCAAAAATTTCTAAAAGAATGGAAGGCCAAAGTTGGAGAACAGGAAGCAGAACGAATTAAAAATTTATCTAGTAGGAGGGGGACTTCCATGCACAAATTCCTCGAGCACTATGTTCAAGGGACTGGCTACGATGATCTTACAGAACTCGGACAGAAGGCGAAAACCATGGCCGAAAAAGTTATTGATGTGGGTCTTACACCGGTCGAAGAAATTTATGGCTCGGAAGTCACGTTGTATTATCCTGGGCTTTATGCTGGGTCTACTGACTTGGTTTGCGTGCATAACGGTAAAGACAGTATTGTAGATTTTAAACAAGCAAACAGACCAAAAAGAGAAGAATGGATACAGGATTATTTTATGCAAATTGCAGCCTACGCAATGGCGCACGACTATGTGCATAATAGTAAGATTGAACAAGGTATAATAATGGTATGCACACCTGACCTATATTACCAAGAGTTTATTGTGAGTGGGGCAGAATTAAGACAATGGAAACATAAGTTTTTGAAAAGACTAGACATGTATCATGACTTAAAATTTGACGAAAAGGAGAACGCTAATGTACAAATCAAAGAAGAAGACTTTAAAAGATAAATTAGAATTTCATGGATACTATTTTGATGGCAAAAAGCTATTCTTAATGTACATGGATGAATGTGGCAACATTGTGACAAAGGAGGACAAAGATGAAAGATAGGTTGTTTAGAACGCTTCTAAAAAGATATGAAGCAGAGATTGAAGACGCATTGTACAAGATACAATGCATAGAGGACCACAACATGGTGATACCAGAACACGTTGATATTACAGGAGAGGTAGACAAATTGTTGGGCCAAATAGGCAAAGCAGAAGAAAAGTTGTCCGTAATGAGGAAATATTGTGTCGAAAATAAGGCAGATAAAAAGCTATTATAAGATTCTGTGACAGATTACAAAAAATATTTTTTTATCTCCGAAAAAAAGTGTCCAAGTGTACTTTTGACTGTTTTACCGCATAAAACATAGTGTTTTATGGTACACTTTTTAGTACACTTTTTATTTTTGGTACACTTTATAATGTACTATCAAATTTCGGTTCGCGCGCGCGAATGCATATTTTAATAAAATAAATCTGTGATATAAACCTATATATGCCTAGGAAAAGAAGAAAAGCTATCGCCTCAATTGTAACTCCCGACATACCTTATCCTAAAGTCCGAGTGGAGTGGATCGACTGTGTGAGTGATTCGGGCTGGGCTACTGAAAAAGAATTTGATAGAATGAAATTAGCTAAACCAGTTAACGAGGGTTGGTTATACTCCAAAGATAAACACAGTATTAAATTGTTTGCTTCTTACGATAAAGATGAAGATGGTCTTAGTTTTGGGGATCGGACGATGATTCCTCGGGCTTGGGTAAAGAAGATTCAGAAGTTGTAGATGGAGTCACATTTATTAGAGAGCCGTAGTCGTCTAAGATTTGTTTCATCTTTGCTTCTAGTTCTTGTTCTGACATATCTTCTAGCTTCCCAGTTTTTATTATTTTTCTGTCTATGTATAGTCCTGCTGCCTTGCCTCTATTCGCTTCAGCATTTACAGCAGAAGAAAAAGATCCTTTCTTCAAAGCAGCTTCTCTAAGTCTAGCAAGTTCTGCTACATGTCCTTCATAAGTTACTTCATGTTTTCTCAATCTTTCTTCTTTCAATTCTCCTATGTACTTAACAACAAGTGGAGATAGCTTAGGATTAGTTAGCTCCGATCCTTCTTGTCGAGAACGTTTAGGACTGTATCCAGCAGCCAGGGCAGCTTCTGTTTTAGTCATAGGTCCGTCAGGTCCACCGAATACTAAAAACTCGGCGAATCTCTGTTGCATTTCTGTAAGTCTTTTTGGTAATCCCATGATTGACAATTTAAGGTAACTATCCTATAAAGTCAATAATGTTTGTTAAACATCTA